TAAGGGAATAACTCCCAACCTATCGAGACAGGGTTAAGGCTTATCCAAGTAGCAACATTCTAAATAGTAGAATTTGGGCGAACTATCGCTTCAATCCTAACATATTCTTGTTTGTACATACTTGTAGAGCCTGTTACAGGAACATTACCGCCGGTCACAACAAAGTGCTCGGCGACTGATCCAGATGTATAGGCGGAACCGTAACCTACAACTTTAATACCAGGAGAAGACGAATCGAGAAATCGTTTCGACACATCATGGATTGTTGTAAGTGTAGGCATCCACCCGTACCGATATTCCAACCATCGATTAGCTATGTTGCGATCGCTTAATCTCGTCGGTAACTTCTTAAGGAAGTTCTTACGAATATTACGCAAATCGCGAACAGCAGAAGACAACATATTCCATGTTGTCCGCCACTCAGCTACATCGATGCTCAAGTCAATATTCCCACGTAACGCATCTCCAACGCTATTAACGGCAGTATTATACGCTTGCGTATAAATATCTTCCGGTAATTCACGTAGTAGAGCAACGTTAGGGGTACCTTGACCAGAGTAGGTAACTAAACCGGGGACTCGTCTATAATAAGACCAAGTAGGAACCTCATACTTCTTCACGTCATACGCGAAAGGAGTAGGAGTGTACTTATCTCCATAATTCATTACTGAGTTAGTGGAGGAAGATACAATTTCCTGATTGATGACCCCTTTAAATGTAACGTTTGTATCCACGGATAGTGGATTATCCCAATTCGTACTGAAATTGTATGAATAGGACTGCGTTTTATTCTTATTCTTCATATTGTAATATCCTTATATGTATATTATCGAAAACAGGAATATCGTTTTCTCTAACAAAACATAAAAGAGATTCCAATAGAGCCATGTCACTTGGGCGAGTTTCAAAAGAAAGACAATCTGGGCAATAAGCCAAGAGCGCTTCTCTTAAGAAATGTTGCATCAAAGGGACGTTCGGTTCAGCTGAAGAAGAAGAAGACATATATTAGTTACCTGTGGAAAAGAACACTATATAATCCGAAGTGTTTAAACGGAGAGCAGACCCGCTGTGAAGCGGG